AGCCAGACAGTTTGGTTTCTTCTTCAAACGAACGCTCAGAAGTCTCGGTTTCAAAGATCTCCTTGTGCTGCTCGCCGTAGGTCTTGTACTCAAGACCAAACAAAGCGTTCAGACCGGGGAGAAGCTCTTTCAGTAGTTGTGCGCGTGAAATGGCCATGATTTAGCTCCTTATACGCCAGTAGGGTTGTCGTACTGGTGCATTCCGGCATTCCACTTGACGATGACTTCAGTGTAAGAGCCTGGGAATCCAGCAATCGCTGTTTCGGGAACCACGTCAATGACACGAACCGGAAAAGTGCTGGTCGTGGCAGTGGTGGAGCTGACGGCGACTTTGGAGTTGCCGTTGGTGGTGCTGCCGCTGTTCTGAACCAGCACAGCGTTGTTGCCAACGGAGGTGCGGTTCATATAGCTGATGGTCGTAGCAGACGACACCACGGCGACCTTGAATAGGGCATCGGGATCGTCTTCGACATAAGCCATGATGTCAGAGGCAACGGTGCTTGCAGGGTAATACTGACGGAACACTTTGCCAAAAGTGGCATCGGTGTACGAACAGCCCATGAAAACACCAACTGGGGTGGCGGCGCTTGTACCGGTATCTTTCGCCAGAGTTCCATCGCTATCTAACTTGACCACATCTCCAAAGAAGATGTTGGTGGCAGAGCCAGAATTGATGGGAATCTGACGAGTCGCACCGGCAAACACCTGACCGCCGATCAAATTGATCGGAATCAGCCCGTAAGGGGCATCAACTGATGGGTAAGCCATTTAAGGACTCCTTGAATTATCGACCTTGACCGAACGATGTAGATGACTTTTTCTCGCGGAAAAGAGGCATCCGAGCATCGCTCTCTCTCATAAAATTGTTGTCCACAGCGTCCATGTTGTCCTTGGTCACCTTGGCGAAATACGCCGTGCGCTGACCAACGAACTCCTCGGGCATCTTGCAGAGCAACAAACCTGCGACCTCAATGTTGTCTTTGAATCGACTGTTTGGGTCAACGAGCAGCTTGAATTGGGGTTGTTCCTCGATACCGACAGGCTCCCAGCCTTCGCGAAGTTTTGCTCCCACGTTTTTGGCGTCGTTCTGTCCGGTCATGGAAACCCTGATCCACCTGTAAGCGTACCCCGGCTGTTTGTCAGGCTGGGGAAGTGTTTCGGCGCGCTGCCACTGCTTTGGGCGCTCCGATGCGCTACGGGTTTGTACTTCGCGTGCAAGTCGGTTTTCAGCCATTTCGATTCTCCTGTTTCACAAATTCACGAGCATATTGCTCAGGTGTAACTCCCAAACGCTTGGCAAGTCTCACCTGACTCTCGGTCAACACAACCTTTTTGGGGGATGTGCTTCGTGACACGGGAGCAACCACGGTGGCAGGTCTGTTTGCGCTTCGACCGGGCTTGCCGCCCCCAGTCTGCGTTTCTCCGGTGTATTCCTCGGGGAACTTTGATCGCATGGTCTTGTCGATGCGGTCGTAGTATTCGTCCGTGGTTGCATAGGCTTGCCCATGCTTTTCCACCAATTCCTCATGCAGGCCCAGTGCCATAGCCGTCATCAGGCGATGTTTCCCAAACCATTGGTTGCGCTCTTGCCACGCAGCCGCTTTGGTATCGCGCTGGACAACCGGCTGGGGTTGTGCCTGCTGATTTTGATTGTGTAACTCATTATCCTCCTTTTGTAAAGGGGGCGCCTTATATCGATCAGCCTGGGCCGCACGATTTTGTGCAGAGTTAAGCGCCTGTTGGGCTTCTACAACACGGTCTGAGTCACCAGACTCAAATGCCTCTTTGTAGGCCACCTGGGCTTCCTTGAGCTGCCGGGCGGCGGCCTCTTTGAAAGAAGCAATCAGGGCCGTTTCCGAATACGTCGTCTTGGCCTTGAGTTTTTTGTTCTCCTCGACCAGACGCTGGGCCAGGGTAATGGCCTCTTGCCGCTCACGGTCAGCAGACTCTTTGGCCCGGCGCTCATCGTGCCAAACCTTCTTCATCTGCTTGAGGCGCGTCTTCACCTTTTCCGAATAGTCCTCCAGCTCGTCGGCTTCGAGTTCCTTAACGATGTCCTCCGGGAGGGGCTCACGGCCACGGTCGTCTTCAGGGGTGTCGTCCTGAACCGCCACTTCGATGTCATCTTCGTTGGCGGTAATTTCGACCGTAATCTCTTGTTCTTGGTTTTGCTCTTTGGTAGCCATGATTTCTCCTATTTGCGTGAAATGCCGCGCGGGTCTTCAACAACCCCCTCGACAGAATCATCGTTGATGATGCGGAACTCCCTGCCGTGGATCTTCAACCGCGTGCCTGCGTGTGGGCGCACAAGAATGAAGTCCCCTTGTTTGCACCAAGGGCCACTGGGAAAACGTGAAGGGTCTTTGTAGCAGTCCGGCCCGAGCTTGACTACGAACAGGACGGTGGTCAACAGCTCCTCATGCTGCATGGTGATGTCAGCTTTAACTAGGCCGGTATCTCCGTATTCCTTTTCAATCTCTGGTATCGCGCACAGAATGCGGTAGCCGGATGGATCTGGAAGTTGTTTTGCCTTTTGCTCTGCGGTTTCTGGCAAGACCGTGGCTGCTCCTGGGTCATCGGGGTTTGTGCCGATCAGGATTTCATTCATTCGATTTCCTCGTACCTTTCTGCCGTGTCGGCAATAACTGAGTTTGCGACCATAAGCCCGCGAATCATTCCTGTCGCGTACTTGTAGTCCCCGTGATCCTTGGCTTTACCCAAGGCAAGATCATCAGTGATGACCTTGATCTCCTCTTGCACCTTCTTTGATAGGTGCTTGAGCAAGTCTTGGCTCATTTAGGTTTCCCCTTTCCTTGTTGCGCCGCTCTGGCGATGTCGATGCCAATACGCATCCCCTCGATCTCCTCTTTCGAGGCTAGTGCCTCCTTGTCCTTTTGGACTTGGACGCCTATCTTCATGCCCTCAATCTCCTCTTGAGATTGAATGCGCTCCATCTCGACTTGCTGCTTGGCTTGAACGGCGGCCATAGCGGCGCGCTCTTGTGACGCAACGCGCTCCTGTTCCATTTGCATCTGCTGGGTCTTGAGCTGGGCATCTGTTTGATCCTTCTGGGCCTTGCGCTGAACCTCCTGGGCTTTGATCTGGAGTTCTTGCATCTGCATTTGAAGGATTGGATCTTGCGCCTGTTGCTGCGCCTGTTTTTGCTGGGCGGCAGCTTGGTTTTGCATGAGCAGTTGTTGTGCTGCTTGCGCCACCATACGGGACAGTGCAGTCTCAAATTCTTCGGGCATCGGCTCCTCGGAATCTGGGGCTGGAAGGGGTGCGCCAACCTGCTGTTCAATCAGGTTGCGATACATGAAGGCGTAATGCTCTGCAATGTGTGCTTGCAGCGCGGCCATCATTTGCTGGGCCAGCGGGTTCTGACCAATCATCTGCGCCGTCATCGGGTCTTGCATGAAAGCCTGATGGGTGGCGATGTGAGCCTGCTGATCTTGGTACGCAAACGCCTTCAGGGGCTTCATGCGCACCACGTCCATGTTCTCCGTGATCGGATCCTTGGGCTTGCTGTCTTCCTCCAGCTTCACCAGCTTGTGGGCATTCTTGATGCCCAGCACCTCAAGCATTTGGCGGTGCAACTGGGCCATGTCGTAGAGCTGGGGAGCCGACTGGGCGAGCTGCATGACCGCCTGATACTGGACAACCTTCTGGCTCATGGTGGCCGCATTTGGATCGGACACCGGGATCACGTCCACGCGGTCGTAATCAGACTGCTTGGCGCGGCGGTCACCTTCCTCGGGCTCGTAGCTGTAGTCCTCTGGGGTGTAGTCGCGGATGATGGTCTTGAGGAGCTTGAACTCCTGCTTCATCGAGTAGTGGATGCGCGCTTGCACCGCACTCATGATCTTGAGCGTGCGCTCCAAGATGGCCAGGGTGGTTCCCACTGGCGACTGGGCCGACATGTCGCTGATCTTGAGATCCGCAGCCGAGGCAAAGCGCCGACCCTCCTCAATGATCTTGTCCATCAAGGCGGCCAGCACTTGGCTCGGCTCCTTGTAGGGCAAGGTCATGATGTTGTCCTTGATCGTGCCGCTGGCCACGTCAACATCTCGGAACTCAGCCGGTGCAATTGGGGTGTCGTCACCCTTGACGCGCAGGCCCTTGGTCTTAAAGCCGCCGGGCAAGTTGCTCAGCGTTCCAGCATCCACCAGTTGGCGAATCAACGACGTGCCGGACTTGGCATAGGCGCCGATCAAGTGGATCAAGCCAAAGCAGTAGAAGCCAAACCCAGGCACATAGCCGTAGTGGACAAAGTGCTGGCGCTTCATCTTCAGCTCGTCATCCGGGTTCCAGTTTCTGCGGACGGCCAGCACCTTTGCTGTGTGCTTCTCGATGGTGATCACATAGGGCAGGCCAATCCCAGTCTCCTCGCCATCTTCGTCCTTGTCTTCATACCCTTTGAGGTCACGGGTGACGTGCATCTCAAGGATTTTGAAGCGGTCGTCACTGCTGGCACGAAAACCCATGCGCTCGGCAATCTTCTTCTCCACATCATCGAACGTGTCGGTCGGATCACCCAGATCGATGTCGCGGTAAAAGCCGCTGACTTGCAGCTTGCGCATCTCGTTTTCGGTCTTGCGCATGATGTGGGCCACGCGCTCAGATGTCTCTAGACTGGAGGCGCCATAGGGCACCACAATGTCTTCGGCTGGGACAAAAATGGCCACCTGACGGCCAAGGCTGGGGTCGTAGTAGACCTTCTTGAAGGCATTGCCTGCCAAGCCCAAACCCCAGAGCAGCCGCTCGTGCTCGGGCCGGTACTCTGGCATCCGCTCGGTGAGCTGGTAGTTCATGTCGTCCTTGACGCGCGCCGCAGCATCCCGCGTTTCACTGTCCTCCTTGCCGATGATCTGGGTTTTCACTGGGCCCTGGGCTGGGAAAGTCTCCATGATCGTTTCGGACTGGAATTTCACCAGCGCCTCAGACAAAAGCGGGTGGTACACGCCACACGCCCCAGGCCAGGGCTCAGTTCTGTCCTCCAGCTTCATTCCCAAGAGCTGGATGCCATCGACGTAGGTCTGCATCCAGTCCTTTCGGCTGTCCACGTCTGACTGGAAGTCGGCCAGCAGCTCGGTGGCCAGCTCTGACAGGTCGTCCTCGCTCATGTACTCGGCGAGGTTGGCGTCAAAGTCCTCTGCCGTTTCCGGTTCGGGCTCCAGCACAATTTCCATGCCACCGGCCCTGATGGCCACTGACTCTGGGTCTTCAATTTCTATCTCTATCGGCTCGGCGCCCAGTTCATCTCCTGATGCGATGCCGACGGGTGCTGGATTCAGAGCTTTGACGATTGCCATGATGCGTTCCTTCAGTAATAGACGGGCCTGCGGCGGAATGATTTTGTTTCGTCGTCCTCATCAAGATCCGATCTGATGTAGCCGCCCCTGCGGAAGCGCATCAGCGCCAATGAAACGGTGTCAACATAGTCATCATGCTCGCCGGATGGGAAAGATGCGACTTCATCAATCACTTCTTCCGCCCAGTTTGTGTTTGGCGCCCAAACCCTGCCAGAAGCAAAGAGGTCAGACACCGCATTGAGCCTTGTAATCTTATCGTTGCCCTTGACGGGCGTAAATTCTTGGACTGGCACACCCATTGCCCGCAGCTCATAGATCAATGGGGCACCGCTGGCCTTCTTTTCAATGATCGTGCTGTCTGGCTCCCAGTCCTTTGTGAGCCTGAGCACCATTCTTTTGAGTTCGGGAAACTCCACCCTGTCCCGAACAGCGTTCAGGAGGATGATGTTGGCCTGTTCTAGGCCGCTGTCGTCTGGGTGATAGAACACACCCCAGATTGTGCAGGCCGAATAGTCAGCGCGGTTGGACTTTTCAAAAGCCGTGTCCCACGCCATGAGGGTAAATGCACAATGAGGCGGCGAATCTTCGTTCCACATGCGCCACCACTCGCGTTTTACGATGGCCGCACTGTCAGATGTGGGACTTTGCTGGTACTGGGCCTGCCATTTGCTATTCGGAAGCTCCGCACGCAGCGCAGACAGCTCCTCGTAGCTCCAAAACTCAGGCCAAAGCGGCTTGTCAGAGGGCAAAATGGCCGGAAACTCAATCAGCTCCCACTCATCTCCACCCCTTTGCACCGAATCCTTCATCACGCGGCCCGTCAAATCACGTTTTGACCACCGCGTCATCACCACCACAATGGCTCCCCCAGGCTGAAGACGCTGCCGTGGGCCAGAGGTGTACCACTCATACACCGAATCAAACACCGACGGGTCACTTTCGGCCAGCTTGGCCTCCTGCTCCGAATGCGGATCGTCAATGATCAACAGATCCGCGCCCTTACCCGTCACCGTACCACCCACACCAATGGCGAAATACTCTCCGTTGGCATTCGTTGACCACCGCCCAGCCGCCTTGGAGTCATGCCGCAGGGCTACATTGGGAAACACCTTGGCGTAGGACTCCCCGTCCACCAAGTTACGCACCTTGCGGCCAAAACCAACCGCCAGTTCAGCCGTGTTGGACGACTGGATGATCTTCTTGTGGGGAAACTTGCCCAGAAACCACGCCGGTAACAGGTAGGAAGCAAACTCCGACTTCGTGTGCCGAGGCGGCATGTTGATGATCAACCGCTTCAACTCGCCTCTTGCAACCCGCTCAAACGCATCGGCCATGATCTCATGATGCCGCCCACCAATGAAGTTGGGCCACATCAACTTGACGAACTCCATGAACTTGGCCTGCCCACGATCTCGCCTGATCGCCTTGCCATACTCATCGGCAATCTGCGACAAATGCTCCTTCTGACCCTCCGGCAGCTTCTCAATGACCGCATTCAACTGGTCATCAGTCATCTGCTCCAGCAGCTCAAG